TTTCGACCGCCTTATGGCAGGCGGGCTTGTGGACGGCTTCGGCCCACCCACAGCAAGAATGCCATCATCTGTCCTCACCCCCATTTCTCCCCTCCTTCCCCTGCAACCATTACGCTTACTCGCATGTGCATTGAGTGGTGCACGTGTTGAACAAACAGCTACACTCACGTGGGGGCGGGTTTTCCCGCCCTTCGGCCTCTCGCGAGGCCCACCCTTCCCCTTCCTCCCATAACTACAGTGCTTTGGTAGGTAAGCATCCTGATCCCCCGCGGAAGCTGCTCGCGTGGCAACTGTGGGGACCCAGACAGGTTATCAAAGGCACCCGGTCTTTCCGCCTCCAGGAGTATCCCTGCTAGTGAATTCTAGTGGGGCTCTGCTTGGTGCCAACCTCCCCCAAATGCGCGCTGCGGGAGTGCTCTTCCCCAACTCACCCTAGTATCCTCTCATGTGTGTGCTTGGTCAGCATATCTGAGACGATGTTCCGCTGTCCCAGACCAGTCCAGCAATGGACGGGCCAGTGTGCGTAGTCGTCTTCCGGCTTGTCCGGCGCATGTTTGGTGAACCGGTGGGGTAAGGTTGGTGTGCCCAACGCCCGTACTTTGGTGACAACTCAAGACCACCCAGGAATGCCAGGGAGGTACCCCGCCTCACGGCGGGATCTGACCCTGGGCTAATTGTCTACGGTGGTTCTTCTTGCTTCCATTTCTTTCTTCTGTTCATGATGGAGGGCTCTAACGGATTTTCGAGTTCGTTGGCTGGCCTTTCCTCATCACGCTCTTCACTTCGCCTCCTCACTCATCTTCTTTCCCTCCCCCCCCCGAATCGCGACGCCCGCCGCCACTCTGGCTGGTACCGCTCCCCCCCCACCCTCCCCGTCAATGTCTACCTCAATGAACAATTTGACAATCTTTGCCTGGCGGCTTTGCGCTACCCAGGCTGCAAATTATACCCCTCTGTTTACACTCTATTTCCAGATGTCTCACCCTTCAAGATCCCCCAATCCATCCCCGCCTTTGCCCACCTTGTCCAGCGACAGGGGTTGCGACGGCAAGGCAACCCCACCACCAACATCTATGGCAATGGCAACGAAGTCACGACCGACGTCGGTGCCAATGGGATGTCTCTTCCCATTGCCGTAGGTGATATGCCTACCGCCTCTTCCTCTGAAGCCCCTCTTGGTTCCAACAAAGGTGGCTCTTCCACCTCTCCAAAATCCACATCCAACGGCAACGTTGTTCGCGGATCCCGCTACTCCAAGTGGTGGGAGCCCGCGGCCGCACGCGCCTTGGATCGTGCTCTTGACCATGCTGTTGACGCGACTGACGCAGTTGCTGGCGCCGCCTCCAAGGGCATCAAGGCTGGAGCCACCAAGCTCTCCAACAAGCTTGCTGGCTCTCAAACCACAGCCCTTCTTGCCCTCCCCGGCAACATTGCCGGCGGTGCTCCTTCTGCGACGGTCAACGCCAACAACACTTCTATCTCCTCTCAAGCTCTTTTACCCTCCGTCAACCCTTACCCTTCTACTCCTGCTGTCTCACTCCCCAACCCCGACGCCCCCACTCAAGTCGGCCCTGCTGCTGACCGACAGTGGCTCGTCGACACCATCCCTTGGTCTGAGACAACCCCACCCCTTACTGTCTTCTCCGGACCCAAGGCCCTTACCCCTGGTACCTACCCTCCCACTATAGAACCCAACACTGGTGTCTACCCTCTACCAGCGGCACTTTGTGTTTCCCATCCTGAATCTGTCTTCACCACTGCCTACAACGCTCATGCCTACTTCAATTGTGGCTTTGACGTCACAGTCGTCGTGAACGCCTCCCAGTTCCACGGCGGCTCGCTGATTGTCTTGGCCATGGCTGAAGGTCTAGGCGACATCACCCCAGCTGACTCTTCCACTTGGTTCAATTTCCCCCACGCAATCATCAATCTGGCTAATTCTAATTCTGCTACCCTCAAACTTCCTTACATTGGAGTCACTCCAAACACCTCCACTGAAGGACTTCACAACTATTGGACCATTCTCTTTGCCCCTCTGACTCCTCTTGCTGTCCCGACCGGCTCCCCCACCTCTGTCAAAGTCTCCCTCTTTGTCTCTCCCATTGACTCAGCTTTCTATGGCCTCAGATTCCCCATCCCCTTCCCAACGCCCCAGCACTGGAAGACACGTGCTGTCCCTGGTGCCGGCTCCTACGGCTCGGTCGTGGCTGGCCAGGAAATCCCCCTGGTTGGCTATGCCCCCGCTGCTCCCCCCCGCGATTACCTCCCCGGGCGCGTGCGCAATTGGCTCGAGTACGCTGCCCGCCACTCTTGGGAGAGGAACCTACCCTGGACCGCTGCCGACGAAGTTGGCGACCAGCTAGTTTCCTATCCCATCCAACCGGAGACTCTCGCAAACACCCAAACCAACACAGCTTTTGTCCTGTCCCTCTTCTCCCAATGGCGTGGCTCTCTACAGATCTCTCTCATCTTCACTGGTCCTGCTCAGTGCTACGGCCGCCTTCTTCTTGCTTACACCCCTCCCTCCGCCAATCCTCCCACCACCATCGAGGAAGCCAACAACGGCACCTACGATGTCTGGGATGTGAATGGCGACTCCACCTACACTTTCACCATACCCTTCTGTTCACAGGCCTACTGGAAGACTGTCGACATCGGCACGTCGTCTGGTTTGGTCTCAAACAATGGGTACTTCACTATCTTTGTCATGAACCCTCTTGTCACTCCTGGCCCCTCCCCCCCTTCTGCCACTGTTGCTGCCTTCCTCCACGTCGCGGATGATTTTGACGTCCGCCTCCCACAGTGTCCTGCCCTTGGCTTCCAGTCGGGAGCTGATGGCGCAGAAGTCCAACCTGCCCCCACCAGTGACCTCTCTGATGGTAACCCCACCACTGACCCCGCTCCTCGTGACAACTTTGACTACCCTCACCACCCTGTTGATCCTTCCACTGACCTAGCTTTCTACTTCTCCCAGTACCGCTGGTTCGGCCTCAATGAAGATCTCACTCCATTGAACGTCACCGGTGGTCTGTTCTATCACGTCTCCCTCAACCCCGTCAACTTCCAGCAAAACTCTCTCCTCAGTGTTCTTGGTGCTTTCACTTACGTGTATGCTAACCTTTCCCTCAACATCAACGTCTCTGCTCCTCTTCAAGCTTGCACCTTCTACATCTTTTATGCCCCTCCCGGTGCATCTGTCCCTTCTACGCAGACCCTTGCAGAACTCTCTTTCTTCACTCATACTGCCACCCCTCTCAACTTAGCTGCTCCAACTAACATCACTGTCTCTATCCCTTATGCCTCTCCCCAGTCTGTTCTCTGCACGTCTTTTGGTGGCTTCGGCCTCCAGAACGGCGGAGACCCAGGCAACCTCCACTCCAACACATGGGGAACCCTCATTCTCTATGTTGACCTCCCCCAAAGCGATAGTGTCTCAGTCTCTGCTTACATCTCTTTCCGCGACTTCGAAGCCTACGTCCCTCGGCAAACCCCTGGTGTCGGTCCCATCCCCACGAGCACCTCCATCGTTCGTGTCGCCCGGCCCACTCCCAAACCCCGCACGGTCCGCCGTCAAGGTGGTACTCTTGCAGACCTCATCCTTACCCCCGAGAGTCGTTGCTTCATTGTTGCACATACTACTGCCCCCTACTACTCCATCCTTCTWGTCAACCCCGATGAGGAGTATGCCATCAGCATGTTCACACATGGTGACGAGTCAATCCTTCGTTACTCGTCACGTGGTGGCACTCGCCTCGCCCCCACCGCCCCAGCCTTCTTTCTCTGTGCTGCTGCGTCTGTTGACACAATACTCCCTTACCCCATCTCTCAATCACACCTCTGGCTCTCTGACTTGACTGGCATCCCTCTCCGCGCAGTCCCCCCCCTCACCCTCTTCCTCTCCGCGGGAGCCGCCCTGTGTGCCGGCGCACAAACACTGATAGCCGTCGCACAGGGTGGTTCCGCCCCGGACACCCCCCCCACCCCCAACCGCGCCCTTTTCCGCCGCCAGGGCCTTGGTGACCTCCCGGATGCGGCCAAAGGCCTTTCCGCCGCACTCGAGAACGTTGCCAAGGTTGCTGGTGATGCTGACATTGCCACCTCCTCCCAAGCCATTGCTTCTTCCATCAACTCTCTTTCCAACTCCATTGATGGTGCTACTACCTTCATGCAAAACTTCTTCTCTGGCCTTGCCCCGAAGAACCCCACCTCTCCTCTCCAACACCTCTTTGCCAAGCTCATCAAATGGGTGACCAAAATCATCGGTTCACTCATCATCATCTGCAACAACCCCACCCCCTCAGCACTCATTGGTGTTTCCCTCATGCTCTGCGGTGACCTCGCCGAGGACATCACGGAGTTCTTCTCCAATCTTGGGAATCCTCTTGCTGCTGTCTTCTATCGCTGTGCTAGAGCTCTTGGCCTCTCCCCCACCCCGCAATCTGCTGCCCAGGCCGCCGGTGGACGTCAGGGTGTTCGTGATTACAACGACATCATGAGCGCTCTACGAAACACCGACTGGTTCTTCGAGAAGATTATGTCCCACATCAAGAATCTTCTCGAGTGGCTTGGGGTCCTCGTCAAAGATGACCCCAGGACCAAACTCAACTCGCAGCATGAGAAAATTCTGGAACTCTACACTGACTCTGTTACTGCTTCTTCAACTCCCCCCTCTGAGCTTTCTGCGGACGCCATTCGGTCCAACCTGGACCTGGCCAAGCAACTTCTCACTCTCTCGCATGCTGCCAACTCTGTCACCCACATCCAGTTGTGCACACGCGCTATCACCAACTACTCTACAGCTCTCTCTGCCATCTCCCTTGTCGGTACACCTGGCACGCGGCCAGAGCCACTGGTCGTGTACCTGTACGGACCCCCTGGGACTGGCAAATCCCTCCTCGCTTCTCTCCTCGCTTCTACTCTTGCTCAGGCCCTCTCTGGTGACCCCAACAATTACTACTCACCTTCTTCCCCTGACTGCAAATTCTACGATGGTTACTCTGGCCAGCCTGTCCACTACATCGACGACATCGGGCAAGACCCCGATGGCGCCGATTGGGCTGACTTTGTGAACATCGTTTCCTCAGCCCCCTTCATCGTCCCCATGGCTGACGTTAACGACAAGGGACGGTTCTACACCTCCCGCGTTGTGATCGTCACCTCGAACTTCCCTGGCCCCAACCCCCGCTCTGCTCGCTGCGTGGCTGCGCTGGAACGCCGCCTGCACATTCGCCTGAATGTGACGGCGCGTGACGGTGCTGCCTTCTCAGCGGCAGCTGCTCTCAAGCCCTCTGAACCTCTCGCTGCTACTCGCTACTGCAAGTTCTCCAACCCCCTCACCCAGTTTTCCATGTTCAATCTGGCTGTTGATTACAAATCAATTGTCCTCCCCAACACCCCACTCTCCTGCTTCGATGAACTGATTGACTTTATCTTGGGCTCTCTTCGCGATCGGGCCTCGGTGAACTCCCTTCTCTCTGGCATGGTGCGCACCGACGTAGCACGCCAGGGCGGGAACGCTGACGCCCCCGCTCCCTCTGCAGCTCCTCTCCCCTCTGTCCTCCCCTCTGTTCCTTCCCAGGACCCTTTCGTCCGTGCGGTGAACGAGAACCGCCCGGTCTCTTTCCTCTCCAAGATCTGGTCGTGGCGTGCTCCTATCTTCGCCGCCTCCTCTTTCCTTTCCCTCATTGCTGCAACCCTCACCATTGTCCGCTGTCTCCGTGACCTGCGGTCCACCCAGGGTGCGTACAGTGGGACTCCTGTTCCGAAACCACGGAAAAAGGATCTCCCTAAACAACCTGTGTACTCTGGGCCAGTCCGCCGTCAGGGTTTCGACCCTGCCGTCATGAAGATCATGGGCAATGTTGACTCTTTTGTGACTCTTTCGGGTTCTAAACCCATCTGGACTATGTCTTGCCTCTGGATTGGCGGTCGCAATCTGATTGCTCCTTCCCACGCATTCGTCTCCGATGATTATGAGATCACCCACATCCGCGTTGGATCGCGCACGCTTGACGTGTCGCGTGTTACGCGGGTGGATGACGGTGAGTTATCTCTGATCTCGGTGCCGGATGGGCCGGAGCATAAGAGCCTGATCCGCTACATCCGCTCCGCCTCTCCTAAATCTGGTATCCTAGCTTCCAAATTTTCTGACACCCCTGTCTTTGTCTCTTTCTGGAACGGCAAGCCCCACTCCACCCCCCTCCCTGGGGTCGTAGACGAGAAAGACTCGTTCACGTACCGCTGCTCTTCCTTCCAAGGCTTGTGCGGTTCGCCGATGATTGCCACTGATCCTGGCGGCCTGGGTATTCTCGGTATCCATGTCGCCGGGGTGGCTGGCTACAACGGCTTCTCCGCGCGCCTTACCCCTGAACGTGTCCAAGCTTTCCTCTCTAACCTGGCCACACCTCAGTCTGTTCTTCATTTCCACCCACCCATGGGCCCGCCTGCGCACGTCTCTCGTCGCAGTCGGCTCCATCCCTCCCCTGCCTTTGGCGCCTTCCCCATCACCAAAGAACCAGCAGCCCTTTCTAGGAAGGACCCTCGCCTCCCCGAGGGCACCGACCTGGATGCTATCACCCTCGCCAAGCACGACAAGGGCGACATCGCGACGCCCTGGCCTTGCATGGAAGAGGCGGCTGACTGGTACTTCTCCCAGCTCCCTGACAGCCTCCCAGTCCTCTCTCAGGAAGATGCCATTCGTGGTCTCGACCACATGGATGCCATCGACCTCTCTCAGTCTCCTGGCTATCCTTGGACAACACAGGGCCGGTCCCGCCGGTCTCTGTTTGACGAGGATGGCAACCCTGTCCCTGAGCTTCAAAAAGCCATCGATTCCGTCTGGGACGGTGGCTCCTACATCTATCAATCTTTCCTCAAGGATGAGTTGCGCCCTACGGCGAAAGCCAGAGCTGGAAAAACCCGGATTGTGGAGGCGGCCCCGATACAAGCAATTGTGGTCGGGCGTCGTCTTCTTGGTTCTCTCATCAACCACCTCCAGGGTAACCCTCTCCAGTATGGCAGCGCCGTTGGATGCAACCCTGACATCCACTGGACTCAAATCTTCCACTCTCTCACTCCCTTCTCTAATGTCTGGTCTATTGATTACTCTTGCTTTGACGCCACCATCCCCTCTGTCCTCCTCTCTGCTATTGCCTCTCGCATTGCTTCTCGCTCTGACCAACCTGGCCGTGTTCTGGACTACCTCTCTTACACTACTACTTCTTACCATGTCTATGACTCCCTGTGGTATACCATGGTCGGTGGTAACCCCTCCGGGTGTGTTGGGACTTCCATCCTCAACACGATTGCAAACAACATCGCGATCATCTCCGCGATGATGTATTGCAACAAATTTGACCCGCGGGATCCTCCGGTCTTGTACTGCTACGGGGATGACTTGATATGGGGCTCCAATCAAGACTTTCACCCTCGTGAACTCCAGGCTTTCTATCAGAAATTCACTAACTTTGTTGTCACCCCCGCTGACAAGGCTTCTGACTTTCCTGATTCTTCCTCCATCTATGACATTACTTTTCTTAAACGCTACTTTGTCCCTGATGATATCCACCCCCACCTCATCCATCCTGTGATGGATGAGGCAACCCTCACCAACTCAATCATGTGGTTGCGTGGCGGGGAGTTTGAGGAGGTGTTGCGGTCACTCGAGACTCTGGCCTTTCACTCCGGACCGAATAACTATTCGACCTGGTGTGAGAAGATCAAGGCTAAGATTCGAGAGAACGGCTGCGACGCCACCTTCACTCCCTACTCCGTCCTCCAACGTGGTTGGGTTTCCACCTGCATGACTGGACCCTACCCCCTCACCGGGTAGTCCCCCCCTGAAACCCTCGCCCCAGGTCCAGTTTACCCTCCCCCACCCCGTCTCTCCCTCCCTTTGTCCTGCATGGTGATATAAAGACCCTTTGTGGACCCTAAGCCATGTAGTTGCTGCTCCCCCTTTCCTGTTGTGAATATTGGTTTCTGTTTCAT